TTAACTTGTTCAAATAAGTCATCGATAGTAGTATCATTAGGAATAGTAGCATCAAACTTAGTTCCACACCATGCGGTTTCGCTGGCGTGAATTTTTAATTTCGACATACGACTACTTGCGATTGACCAATTTATACAGCGATCACCGGCGTTCATGTCGCAAGCATCATTGTACCATTCAGGATCATCACCCCGCTTTACACGTATTACAATCCCGCCAGCGGCTTTAATTGATTTGATTTCGTTAGGGAAACGACAGTCACTAATAACAATGTCGTCTGTGCTGTTGCGTAGTTTATTTTCCAAACTGGCAATCCAAATGTCATCGTGGAACGCTTTGCGACATACCTCTGTGCCCCAGTATTGTAGTACCCAGCGTGGAGTTAACTCGGGCATATTCAAACGTTCTGACCACCATGGATCTACTTGTTCACGCCATTCACGGGCTTGTTTTGTGCGGCCTTCGAGCATGGTTCTGTCCCAACCAAATACATGAGCTACAGCATCTTTCAAACTGTTGGCAAACGATTCTCGTCGAAATCCGTGAAAGTTAGTAAGATAGTCGGCAATAGTATCTTTGCCGGAACCGATAAAACCGCACACACCTATAATCATAAGAAACCTCGTAAAGTACTGTTAGTATATAACAGATTTATTACAAGGTCAAATTATTTGTTAGCCAATAATAAAGGTCATTGGGCTTCCGCCCGATACTAGTTCGGCTAATTCTTTGTCTAATCTAGTTAGCTCTTCTTTGCTAGCTGATAGTAGTGCCGCGCCGTTGAGTGTAATACCACCTGATCCTGGGCCAGCAATTGACCCAAACTTAGAGCGTGCTTCACCTAACATTGCTTTACAAACTGCTAGGGTATAATCATACAGCCATTGTTTGGCATATATGTCTTGTAGCAGTACATAGTCTGGGCGGTAATTGTGGGTACGTAGCATAATCTGTTCGCCTTGGGCAAACGGACGTTGTAGAATTGTTAGCATGTGGCTAGTTGGCTTCCATTTGAATTCAATATAGCTACCAAACATTTTACCTACTAGCTTTTGATAACCGGCAAACAGCTCGTAGGTTGCTAATCCACCCATCATTGATCCAGACATCAAGTACGTGTTTGTATAAGCCAAGTTAAATGGCTCGAACAATGTTCCGCCAGCGCCTAGTCCGCTACGTGATCCAATAGCTCTGCGAAATACACTTTGTACTTCGATAATTTCGTCAGGCAACCGGTACTCGTTTTGATCCTGAATTAGTTCTAGAAAACTATAACTTTCCTCTACACTGTTACTACTGCGTTGTCTAAACCTAGTAATAGCACTATTTAAAGCGGTTTCGTAATGTTTAGGATCTAACTCTACTTCAACCATGCCGTCACCTAGCATATTGCGCACGTAGTCAAATACATTATTTCGTTCAATTAAAGATGTAGAATCAGACATATTAGTTCTCCACTCATATTTATCTAACGATAAATATCAGTATGCCAAGACTTTCCTTATACAAGCCTGAACGAGGGCAAGACTACAAGTTTATAGATCGCCAGATTTCTGAGATGTTTCAGGTAGGAGCAACTGATGTTTACCTACACAAATATATCGGTTCTAATACTAGCGAAGCTAATGCCACGGCTGATCAGCCGCATTATGCTACAACGTCTGTAACTAACATACAAGATTTATTGTTTTTAGAAAACAGAGATCGTAAGTATGATTCAGAAATTTACAGAATTCGTGGACTGTATAATGTACAAAATATTGACTTTAATTTAAGTCAATTTGGATTGTTCATAGACAACGACACCCTGTTTATGACTGTACACATTAATGATTTTATCAAATATATTGGTCGCAAACCTATTAGTGGTGATGTAATGGAAATGCCGCACTTGCGTGATCAGTTTGCCTTGAATGATTTTGAAGTAGGTCTACCACGCTACTATGTTATCGAAGATGTAGGTCGTGCTAGCGAAGGATTTAGTAGTACTTGGTATCCACATTTGTATCGATTAAAACTTAGAAAAGTTACAGACAACCAGCAATTTGCCGATATCTTTAACAAACCTATTCTTGACGCAAACGGAGATCCGTTGTTAGATTCAAGTGGCAATTTAACAGGGCAAACCCTACGTGATTTGTTAAGTACCCACAACAAAGAATTAGCAGTTAACGACACTGTAATTGCGCAAGCAGAAGCTGATACTCCTAAGAGCGGATATGAAACTAGACAATTTTATACGCTGGCTGTTGATGCGCAAGGCAAACCTATTTTAAATACTGCTGACTCTGTTCCTTTATTAGGTGTAGGTCTAGATGCTAGTAACGCTACTATTACAGCACAAGAAAGTAATGCTAGGCCAGTTAGAACAGGATACACTGGATACTTGGTAGGTGACGGATTTCCGGCTAACGGATACGATTTTGGCCACGGTATTCAATTTCCAGAAAGCGCAATCCAAGACGATTTCTTCTTGCGCACTGACTTCTTACCTAACCGATTATTTAGATATCAAGAAAATCGCTGGATCAAAGTTGAAGACGCTGTGCGTATGACATTGACAAATAATAATACTCGTCAAACATTGAAAACTGGTTTTATTAATAATACTGATTCAATTTACAATCAACAAATAGCTGTTGACGCAGTTATCCTGACAGCTGGCGCTTATGTGATTAATACTACTATAAATTATATCGAAGCTCCTTATATAATGATTAAACAATCTATTACAGAAATTGGCTTTACTGTAGCAGACTATCCTGATCAAGTATTGATTTCTAGCTACCTGGTAGATACTGTTGCCAAGGTTAGAATTACACTACCATTGACTAATTTATTAGATCCAACTACACAGCAAACAATACCATACGCCGAAGTATGGCAAGTTGGACTGTACAATAATAAAGAAGAAGTAAGACAAAGTTTGTCAAAAGCTCTTCGACCTAAGGCGGATTTATAATGCTTCATTTTTATGACGGGCAAATACGTAGATATCTAACACAGACAATTCGTGTGCTAAGTAATTTTTCTGTAAAATATGGAGACGGTTCTCTAGTACGTATTCCAGTAATGTACGGTGATGCTGACAAGCAAGTGGCCAATATTATACGGCAAAATTCAGAAAACGTAGTTAACTCTACTCCGCGCATTAGCGTATATATTTCTGCGTTAGATATTGATCGAGCAAGATTAAGTGATAGCACGTATGTTGGTAAATTACATTTTAGAGAACGTGACATTGATCAACAAGTATATACTGTAGGGCAGGGTAAAAATTATACCGTTGAACGTATGATGCCAACTCCGTTTAAATTAACAATGAAATGTGATATATGGTCAGCTAACGCAGACCAAAAATTACAAATACTTGAACAGATTCTTGTGTTGTTTAATCCAAGTTTAGAATTACAAACCACTGATAACTACATTGATTGGACCAGTCTAACTGTTTTAGAACTTGCTAGTATGTCATGGAGTAGTAAATTAGTGCCTGTTGGTACACAGGATGCTCCTATAGACATTGCCACGCTTACATTAGATACTCCAATATGGATTAGTCCTCCAGCTAAGGTTAAACATCTTGGTGTTATTACTAGTATTGTTACTGGACTTTATCAAAATAGTAATACTGACTACGGTGGGTACATTGACGGGCTTGGTGCCGATTTAGGTGGAGATACTGTTACTGTGAATAGCGGTCTTACTAAAGATACCGCAACTATTAGTAATTATCATATACAGGTATACAATAGTCAAGCATTATTAATGGGTAAAAACGAAAATGCTGTTCCAAGAGAACCCACGTTAGACATACCATTAAGGCAAGGTGCTGTCTTAATATGGGACGAATTGTTTAGTCAGCATCCTGGTTTATATAAAGCAGGGTCAAGTAGAATATTTTTAAATCAGCCTGACGGTTCAACAGTCATTGGCACTATTGCTATAAGCGCAATTGATCCTGCAATACTACAAATAAATTGGGATCCGGACACATATCCTAAGGATGATTTGTTAACAGAAAATATTTTTAATAATTATCAAAGTGTTAGAACCGGTAGCCCAGGGACGTTTGATGCTATTATTGACCCAACAACTAAGGGGCCAAGAGGATCTGGATTAGTTGATCCAACAACTGGCGCATTAGAGCTTGGTGCCGGCACTAGATACATGCTGGTTGAAGACATTGGAGAAACTATTAATGTTGATGGTCCGGACGCATGGAAAAACAATGATGGTACAGATTTTATAGCATCCGCTAATGATATTATAGAGTGGGACGGTGCCGCTTGGCATGTTATATTTAATGCTCAAGAAACAGGCCAACATCTTCTTCAAACAAATATATATACTGGCATACAGTACGTGTGGAATAACGTGCTGTGGGCAAAGTCATTTGAAGGTGATTACAGGGTTGGCCAATGGAGAATAGAACTTTAAAAGATCGTATTGTTTGTAGCGGAGCATTGTTCTACGCTAAATCAACACGACGAGTTCTGTTATTACAAAAAGCTCAAGGTAAACATGCCGGCACATGGGGGTTAGTTGGCGGTACTAATCTAATAGACGAAAACCCATGGCAAGGCCTTCAGCGTGAAATCAAAGAAGAAATTGGCACTCCGCCTAAAATTCTAAAAACAATTCCTTTAGAAACATTTGTATCAAACGATAAAGTGTTTAATTTTCACACGTACTTGTGTGTAATAGAAAATGAATTCATTCCTATATTAAGTGACGAACATATTGCGTGGAGTTGGTCAACTATCGATCATCCACCAAAGCCACTACATCAAGGTCTGCGTAATAGTTTCAACAGTAAGACAATTCGTAATAAATTACAAACTGTCTTTGACCTAGTTGATATAATTACTCCTTAAGCCTGCGCTTCACCCCAACGTAC